CGCATGTCTCCAAAACTTATATTAGCAGCATTTAAGATTTTGAAATCTTTGTGTGCTAAGGCTGGGTATTCCGAAAAGGAACTCAGAGTTATTGATTGTATAGCTGAAGATACAGCATTTCCTATGACTGATTTCAATGGAGATATTATACAATTTTATGGATCAAATCCTTCTGGTCATCCTTTAACAGTTATTATTAATTCCTTGGTTAATAGTTTGTATATTAGATACTGTTATTTCATTTTAAATCCCAAATCAGAATGCGAGTCCTTTAGAGATAATGTGGCTCTTATGACGTATGGGGATGATAATATGATGGGTGTATCAAAGAAAACTCCTTGGTTCAATCACACTTCCATTTCTAAAACACTAGATGAATACGGTGTTACGTATACTATGGCTGATAAAGAAGCGGAATCGATACCTTATATTCATATTAATGATGTGAGTTTTTTAAAACGAACATGGAAATTTGATAAGGATGTAGGAGCTTATTTGTGTCCTTTAGATCATGATTCGATTGAGAAATCCTTGATGGTTTCTGTAAAATCAAAATCTATATCACGAGAAGCACAAATTCTTCAGATTATTGGAACTGCTGTTAGAGAATATTTTTTCTATGGCAGGGAAATTTTCGAGGAGAAAAAACAAATGTTTCGAGATGTAATAATTGAAAACAAATTGGAACTATATGTTGAGGATAGCACTTTTCCTCAATGGGAGGAGTTGAAAGAATTATTTTTGACTTCTCATCGTGTCGAGGACCAACTTAATTAAGTTGGCTTCGGGCCTCTGGTATCAGGTCCTTTAAACCAAAAGATACCCTCTAAGTATAGTTACTGCTCTTCAAAAGCGACTTTAAATTGAAGAGAGAGTGGATACTTAGGGACTTATAAGAGCTTATGGCTCTAATCCTATTTAGGATTCGTGGTGGAGATCACAATTAAGTCTAGGTGCGATAACCTAAGGGGTTAAAGTTGTTGTACCGAATACAAATAATGACCCGGACAAACAAAAATAAATAAAATACTAGGCGGTTGTTCATGTATGAGCAGTTGTACACGTTCAACAAGTGTTGTCGAAAGACAAGGCGGGAATTTTACTTTGTCTCATGATGAAATTGAATCATCTCTATCTCTAAATGATTGTCATTTTCAATCCTCTGAGGTTACAGATGTTCCAGATGGTTCATCAGAGACAAAACCAACTTCTTCTACCAAAGAGCAAACTATGCAATTGGTAGATGAAAATGCAGGTTCTGCTATTATTTATAATAGTATTGCCGATCCGTCATTTTGTGATGATTATACTGTGGATACCGAATTAGGACAATTCTTATCGCGTCCAGTTTTAATTCACACAAATAATTGGCCTCTGGCTACTCCGTATGATGATTACATTCGTCCTTGGGATTTGTATTTCAATGATGATAGAATAAGGAAGAAAATAGATAATTATTCACTTCTTAATTGTAATCTCAAAATAAAAGTAGTTATTAATGCTTCTCCTTTTTATTATGGATTGTCATTAGTATCTTACAAACCTCTTGAGGGATTTAAAGATGAGACTATTAAAACTGTAGCTACATATGATGATGATGTCATCCCCTACAGTCAAAGGCCTCATATTTGGATATATCCTCAGAACAATCAAGGGGGTGAGATGACTCTTCCCTTCTTTTACCATAAGAGTTGGTTGCGTATCAATGATAGAAATCAATTCTTGTGGATGGGAGTATTGAATTTAAAAGAAGTTGTTCCTCTCAGAAATGCTAATTCTGTTGTAGGAACCGATGTTTCGATCAAAGTTTACGCTTGGGCCGAAAATATTAAATTGACTGCTCCTACTAATGCTC